AGAAAACCTAGGAGGTTTACGTTCTTGGGAAGTAAGTGGAGATGCTTTTGTTGAAATCGGAGCAGGTGATGGTAACATTGAAGCTCTTTGGAGTACTTGGGAAGATCAAGCCGCAGTTATAGTAAACTTTGGCGCAACTGATATGATTTACTCAGGGTCGGCTCTAATAACTTCTATTTCAATAGACGCAGGTGTAGAAGAAAACGCAACTTATTCTATTTCTCTTACAGGTACAGGGCAGTTATCTAAATCATAGTATTAACTTTTAAATCCATTAATTATGGCAATCAAAAACGCATCGGATTTATTAGTTTATAAAAAGTCGCCTGCTGACGTAGCTCAAGTAACTAGAATTAGAGTTTTAAAAGTAAGCCCTTTAAGTGGTAGTGGTAATATTAAAATTCTAAACACTACAACTAGTGCGGGAGCAAACGTAGCTGAATTAACAACAGCCGTATCTGGAAATACAGGTGCAGCGGTACTTGGGGTGTTAACAAACACATTAAACTCAAACGGTTATAGTGTTCCTGTTTCTGCTGAAGATGATGGAGATTATTTTTATAAAGATTGTACTAACTCTTTTGCAGGTGACGTAAACACTTTTAGTATAGTAGATGGTACAGCCGAAATAGAGGATGGTGCTATAGAAGTTATCGTAATACAATCAGGTGAAACACTAGATGGGCAAGAACCTATTGCACATAGCACATCGGCTTCTATTTCATTTAATGAGGACTTGAGAGATATTACCTCTAAAGATAGCGGTGGTTATCAAGAGAACGCAGGTGGTTTAAGGTCATTTGAGTTGTCATCTGACGCACTACAAGACATTAGTGCTGACTTAGACTTTAAAGAGTTCTACGATGATGTTCACGAACGTAATGAAGTGATAGTAAGATTCGCAGAACGTGACTCAGGTGTTAAATGGGAAGGAAGTGGTTTTATATCAAGTCTTTCTATGGATGCAGGAATCGAAGAGAATGTGACTTACTCTGTGACTATAACGGGTACTGGGGTAGTAACAAAAGGTACATACTAATAAATAAACACAAATAAAAATGAAAAAGGTAGAATTAGGCGGTCAGGAGCGACCAATCAGATTTAGTTATTTATGCTTAAAAGAAATCTGCAAAAAGTTAGGTTTAAAGCTAAACGAATTAAATCAGTTAGGATCGGAAATAGACCATATCGGAGTTATCGCTTACTTTGGTTTAAAGTACGGAGCTAAGAAGATAGGAGAGAAGTTTACTTATAAAATCGCTGATATTGAAGAGTGGTTGGATAACGAAGATTTTTCTAAAATATCTGAAATATTCGAAGCGTTCCAACTAGACCAACCTCAAGGCGAGGGAAAGTAGTTGAGGGAGAGGAGATAGATTCTGACGAAGGAGATATTGACTGGGACAAATTAGAGCAAATCGGTTTAGGGATGTTGGGGTTAGGTTATGATGAATTATATAGTTTAACCCCACGTTCTTTTAATAATCGCTTAGAGGGCTTTAAAATGCACCAGGAACAGATGTCGCAGAACCAATGGGAACAAACTCGAGTCGTATTGATGGGGTGTTTGCAACCACACTCAAAAAAGAATCTAAAGCCACAAGAGATATTACCTCTTCCTTGGGATAATAAGTATAAGCCGAAAAAAGAGATAGCTTCAAAAGAACACATACAAAAGGTTCTCGAGAAATACAATAAATCTAAATTTAATAAGATATAAAATGGGTGTATCAGTAAAGACCATCTCGATAATTGTCGCAGCTAACATTAAAGGGTTAGAAAAGGGGATGGGTAAAGCTAACAAGAGTTTAGCTAAATTCGCTTCGGGTGCAGCTCGTATGGGTTCTTTACTTACTTTTAGTGTTACAGGACCTCTAGCCGCTTTAGGTAAATCCGCTATGGATACATTCGTTCAGTTTGAAAGCGGTATGAGTAAGGTCGGTGTAGTTACAAACGCTACCACTGAGGAACTTAAAATGCTTACATCAGAAGCAAAGCGATTAGGTGCTACAACTGAATTTTCTGCAACTCAAGTCGCTGCATTACAACTTACTTTAGGTCGTAAAGGTTTTGATCCTGAAGCTATCAAAAATATGGAGCAATCCGTATTAGATTTATCTTTAGCTACAGGTGAAGATTTAACCTTAGCCGCAGATGTAGTAGGAGCTTCGATAAGAGCTTTTGGTAAAGATTCTTCTGAAGCCGCATCGGTAGCTAACACACTAGCTTTAGCTTCAGCAAATTCTTCCATAAAATTAAGCACATTTAGTACAGCATTTGCTAACGCAGGTGCTTCTGCAAGTGCAGTAGGAGTAGACTTAGAAGAATTATCTGCTATGATGGGTGTCCTTATGGATAGTGGTATTAAAGCATCCAAAGCAGGTACAGGTCTTAACTCTTTATTTATTACCCTAAAAGAAAAAGGTATTAGTTTATCTGACACTTTAGATATGTTATCTGAAGGTCAAATGGGTTTAGATAGAGCAACATCAATAGTAGGTAAAAACTTTAGTAAACAACTACTAATACTATCTAAGAATAGAGATAAAACAAAAGAACTTACAAAGGAGTATAAAACCAATTCATCTGCCCTTAAAGAAATGGCAGATAAGAGATCTCAAACTGCTGCGGCTAAACTAGCTAAATTAAGTTCGGCTCTTGAAACATTAAGAATAGAATTTGGTGCTATACTTTCTGAAGCTATCCTTCCTATTGTAAAAAAGTTAACAGAATTAACTCAAAAATTTACAAGTTTAGATGGTGAAACTAAAAAAACTATAGTAACCGTAGCGGGTATTGCAGCCGCTATTGGTCCTCTTTTACTAATAGTAGCAGGAGCAACATCAGCTTTTGGGTTTTTATCTAGTGCTATTGGGTTTTTAGTAAGCCCTATTGGGTTAGCTATTGCTGCTTTAGTGGTATTACCTATTGCTTTAAAATATATAATAGATAATTGGGAAGCATTTGCTGAGAGATTAGGTGATTGGAGTTGGTGGCGAAACGCTATTATACAAGTTCTTCAATGGACATTAAAATACAATCCTTTTAGTGTAATATTAAAAGGAGCCCAAGGCTTATACGATTTTTTAGGTATAGAAGCCGAAGTATATAACCCATTTGATGAGTTAGCAGAGAGTCTTGAAGATTTAAAAGTAGAAACAAAAGATTACGAACACGAGTTTGGTGACGTGATGGATTCCATTAAAGATGGAATGAAAAACCTTAACATAGAGTTACCTAACATATTTGGAAATACAGGTGGCGGTGATAATGGAAAAAAGAAAAAAAATGAAGAAAAACAACAATTCGTTAAATCACCTTTTGATTTTAGCGAAGAATACGAACAATATTTAATACAATTAGAAGCGGCTAGAGTAAAGACTCAAGAGTGGTCTAACGCAATGAATCAATTTGGGCTAAGTATAGCTACAAGTTTTGCTGATTCATTTGCAAGTGTACTTGTAAGTGGTGGTAATTTATTAGAAGGTTTAGGTCAAATTTTCGTAGATTTAGGTAAGCAAATTGCTGCTATGGTAATTAAAGCTGCTGTACTAGCTGCCCTATTAAGTATTACAGGTCTAGGTGGTACAGCAATGGCTTCAGGAGGTATATTCTCTAAAGGGTCAGGATTTAGTAATATCTTACAAGGATTGATGGGTGGTGCTTTTGCCGATGGTGGTAGACCTCCTGTAGGTAAGATGAGTCTAGTAGGTGAAAGAGGACCTGAACTATTCGTGCCAGGCTCAAGCGGAACGATTATACCTAACCACGCTTTAGGCGGAGGAGGTGCAGCTGCAATTCCTGATGTAAGAATAAGCGGAGATGATTTATTGATAGTGTTCGATAGAGCTAACAGAAGAAAAGAAAGAAGGTAGTTTATGGCAACTTATGGTAAGTTAAGAGAAACAAGAATATTAGGTCAAGCAGGTACGACTTGGTACGTTCAACTTTGGAAGAAAGATTACACAGGTGACCCTATTTCTATGGATTTAGAAGGGGAAGGATTTACTTGTAAATATACTGGCTCAGGTGGAACTAGAAATAGAAGGTTTATAAATTCTGAGTGCGTTTTAAACTTTATAGTACAAAACGATACAGACGAAGCGTTACTTTACGACATTTTAGAAAAGGGAGATAGAGAGTATTACATTAGAGTATATAAAAACTCTATATCAAGAGATAATATTTGGTGGTTTGGTTGGGTACACCCTTCTTTCTCTACGTTTCAAAACACACCATATCCTTACGGATCTAGCATTATAGCAACTGACTCAATAGGTACTTATTCAAAGCAAGCAGAATCGGCTATACCTAGTGCGGAATTTTCATCTTCTTTTACTATAAACGAACACATTAAAGACTTTGGAGATGACGCAGGTGTTTATAATGTAGAAACAGAAGAAGTAGAAAATGGTAGTTTCTTAGTAGATACTACAGGATGGACTTTTGGTTCGGCTTGGTCTTTAGATTCAGGTTTAGGTAAAATGAATTTTACAGGGGCTTCTGCTAATTACTTAAATTCATCAAGTGGTGGTATTAGTGTAACAGCAGGTCAAGATATTTCTATATCATTTACAATTCAAGACTTAGGAGAAAACGAATCTGTGTCTTTATCTTTTAGAAATCAAGGTTTACAATTTTTACTAGGCACATCTCAATCAACTTATCAATTTTACTCTAATGGTAATTATGTTGTCAAAGGAGCATCTTTAGTTAGTGCGAATCAATTAAGAATTAACCCAACTCCTATATCAGGCTCAATTAACTTTAGTTTGACTGACATTTCTTTAGTTAAAACTTTAGTAACTGATTCAGCACCTTGCCCAACTAATAACTATTGGTTTCAAAACTCAATAAATTGGTGGAGAAATGGAGATGCACACAATTCAGACGATCCGTTTTATTTATACAGAATAGCTAAATTACCTTTTGTAACAAATCCTGAAAAATTCCCTGATAGATATTTAAAGTACGATGTTTTAAATGAGTCTTTAAAAGTATTTAATACTGTTGGTACTCTTTCTGAAGGTAGGTATAAATTTATACAACCTAACTTTTATAAAAACAATTTAGATGGTAATATAAAATACTATGAATATCAAGAAGGTGATAATAGACAAACTAATTTATTACAATCAAATGAATTACTTACGTTAGATGGGACTTTAAATGCTAACAAGGGTGTTTGTATGGGTGGCTCTACTTTTACTTATGAACCTCCTTATAAAAGCGTTCAAGCTAAATTTGAAAACGGTCAAGCTAATGTTATAATTCACCCAAACGTAGATTATACTAATTACACTTTTGTAGGGAATCTTCAAGCCGACCCAAATGCACCCGAATCAGCTCACTTAAATATATTTCTTAATCTTTATAATGATGAAAATTTAAGTTCAGCTATAGTAAACGCAAACCTTACTTCAGGACAACAATTAAAGAAAAGATATTTTTACACTAGATTTTATTGGCAAGTAAGAATTAGTGATGGTTCAAATACTTATTGGTTAACACACAATCCTGATAGTTCTAGGTATCATTGGGTAGATTCAGAACCTACTAATTTGGTAGGTGTTGGTTATAACGCAGGTACTATAAGTAGTGACCCTTTATTAATTTCAACTTTTAACTCAAGTGATAGTTCAACTTCACCTTGTAATTCATATACACCATTAATTCCTGGTTCAATACATTTTACAACTTTCTTTAATTTAACTAAAGAAGCTGATTTACCTCCAATTACAGGTCAAGTTTTTTGTAAATTAACAGCAACTCAAAATCAATATTATACTTATAAACTACAATCAGGTCAAGAAATAATACAGCCATTTTCACCATCAACAAATCCATACGCAGGAAATGAAGCAAGATTTACGGTTTATCCAAACCAAAACCCTTATATATTTTCGAGTATAACCGATATAGACAGTATATCTGTAAACGATGAAGAAGAGGGTATTATTTATGTAGCAAGTCAATCTAATGTAATTGCAGAAGAATCGTTTGAGTTTGAAGATTTATTAATTGGTTCTTCAGGTGTTTCATCGGCACAAGATAAAAACATACAATACTTAAATTCTGATGGAGTAGCTGAATCAGCAAACACAGGTTTTAGAGTAGGTAATTCAGGAGGTTATATAAACCCAACTCAATTATTGTGTAATCAATATCTTGATTTGCAAGCCGAACCGTTAGAGATATTGCAAGCGGATGTATTTAGCCCTGATATATCACCTACTAAATTAATTCAATACTCTATAAACAATAATACAGACTTTAATTATTACACTTTTTTAGGGGGTACTTTTAAGGCTCAAAGTGAAACGATGAGTGGCGAGTGGTTTAAAGCAAATTCATCTAGTGTTACGTTTACAGAAGATGATTCAAGTGTACCTGCGTTAAGTCCTTCTTTACCTGACATTAACAATTCATCTATAGGTAACATAATATTAAGCGATAATAACATAAAAAGCGTAAATGCTTTAGGTACTATAAACGCAGATATAACATCTAATTCAGCTATAAATAAATTAGAAACAAGTTCAAACATTTTAGGTCGGGTTTATGATAATCAGAAGTTAATCATAACATCTCAAAATAATAATAGAACTTTAGTCGTAGTTGTTAATGGAGAGCAAGCTAAGGGTTCTAATGGTATAAATATAAATACAATTACACCTGAATACCCTATACCTGAAGGTTCTACTATATCTATATTAGAAGGCGACCTAACCAACGTAAAAGCGGAAAACGTACTTGACGTTCGGACAGCTCACTATCACCACTCTTCGTCTTCCTCAAAATATTACATACCAATTTCAGGAGCTTCAACAGCAGAAGGTAATCTTAGTACAAGTGCTTATCATTTGATGTTTACAGTACCTTACGATGGTTTTGTAAAAACTATACATAATTATAATTCTCACAACTCAAGTAAGTTCTCTTTTATTTATTTTCACAAAGCAGCTTCTACTACAGCTACAGGTGACACTATTACTACACCTACTTACACTAACAATTTTGAAGTAAATTGCCCTAGTAATTGGACATTCACTAAGGGAGATATAATCTCGTTTGGTAGAGCCGATTCATCACAAGTACACGGAGTATCGATGTCAATCGTTTTACAATATAACACACAACCACCCGCACAACCACAACCTTAAGATATGGCACTAGCAGACAAGAAAAATAAGACTATATTCACTAAGACAGGTGATGGTAACGATAAGGTTGAGCCTACTAAAGTATCTGAATTAGAAACTAAGTTTACTAATGGGGATCACATACAAGATAGAGGTTCTTTTGCTCAATTAGGTATAGTTTATCTTCAGTTACAAAACGTATCGGAAGAGTTAGACGAACTTAGACGACATTTAACTGAGGATTTTTCAGGAGGTGGTGGAGGACAAGGACCACAAGGACCGCAA